CTTTTGCGACTACTTTTAATACTGGTTGGTTTGAGGGAAAGAAATTCGATGTACATCAATCAAAAATGGGAAGTTCTCTGGCTTTTATCGATGCATACGGAATCAAGGGATCACAACTTCTTGATTATTACGTTGATGAGCAAATAGCAAAGGCACAACCCATCGAGTCAGTCTTTAATTCCAAGATTAAAGAGATCGGAAAAGTACAGTCCATCTATGTGGAAGGACTTGAACCAAATCGTGTCTCAACAGGATTTCAAGAAGAAGTTGTTAATACATTTCAATCAGATTCTGGAATGATACCAACGTCAACATCGTACAAGATCGATACATCAAAATGTGTAGTCAAGGAAGGAAGACCGGATATTCTCTGTACTCAGTTTTCCCCTTATGGAGATGAACTACCGGCACCAGACAATGAGCACATGTGGAAGATTGTGTCTTTTCTGGAGGATAAATATACAACATTGTATACTTCCTATCCGAAGATGCCAACATTCGATCAGGCTGTCAATGGATACGAAGAAGGACATCCCCTCTATGGAAAAACCAATCGTATGGATCTTGATACATCAGCAGGTCCATATTTTCTTGACAAACACAGAGTCTCCAAGAAGAAAGAGTTTTTCAATTTTAACAAGACAACACAGCGATGGGAATTGAAAAGTACACCAGCAGCGATCGATTTTAAGGAGCGTGCCTTTCTCATTATGGACCATATCCAAAATGGGATAGCATACCAAACAATGACAAAAGTCTGTTTGAAGGGGGAACTGCGCCCTGCAGAGAAAGTAAAAATTGGAAAAATTCGCACATTTGATTCCGCAGATGCAAGTTGTGTGATGGCACATCGTATGATATTGATGAACGCAGTCGCAGCAACACAAGATTGGAAGTCTCGACAAAGTGGTGTTCCACAAATTGGGCTTAATCCATTAACTGATTTCCCGATGCTATATGAGCGACTTGTTCGGAAGAAAGGAAAATTGCTTCAGTTTGATTTCACGGAATATGATCGTCATCTTCATCCCGTGGTAGTCAAGGCTGCATATTATTTGGCATTGCGTGTAATAAATCCAAAAATTGAAGAACAGGTAACATGGTCAATGGCAAATGCCCTCATGATTCAAACATGTTGTGCATATCGTCAGGTTGGAAATTTAATCTGTCAAACATATCAGGGTATAAGTTCAGGATTTTATTTTACAAGTCTTGGTGATTCAATCGCCAATGAAATCATGCTCTATTATGTCTTCACAAAGCTGGCAAATCAATCGTGTCAGTGGGTTCAACAACATATGGACGCTATTGATCTGGGTGATGACTTAACCATTTCTGTTACACCAGAATTTATGGAAACAGTTGATATTACACAAATCAAGGAAGCTTACGCAGCCATTGGCGTCATTGTCACGTCAGCAGACAAGAAGAAACCTATTGAATATGAATCATATGAGGAACTATCGTTCTGTAGTCGGAAAATTCGTCGTACACGAAACAATGTTATCGTTCCAGCCCTTAAAGTTTCAACGTTGAAAGCTTTATTGGAGTGGTATTCACCGCCGCGGAAACCGATCCATAAAGGCGAATTTACCACCATGGTTACCAATGAGGAGCAAATTATACAAAATGTCAACCTAGCATTGGCAGAGGCGTCCCTCCACTCAAAAAGCCTCTTTGATAAGTTTCTAAAGATCGC